GGACACGGCGCCCTGCGCTGCGCTGGTCAGCTCGGCAAGCCCACGCCGGCCGGAAATGAAGGCTTCCCGCTCGGCCATAAGCTGGCTTGTGAAGCCGGACCCGCTAACCGCGCGGGTCTCGTGCTTTCGCAATCCGAGTAGCCGTCGAATCATGGTTGCGTTTCCTCGCAGGTTGCCTCCAGCCGCCGGCCGGTGCTGGTCTCGCCGACCGCTTCGACCTTCAGCGTGCGACCGTCGAACCGGATTTCGTCATTGACCCGCAAATCCGCGTCGCCGGCCGTCGCAAAGGTCCAGGTGACTTTCCCAACGCGGCGCGCGGCGACAACGTCGTCCGTCATCGACGCGGGATAGGCGCGGCCACGCAATGTGCCTATTTGGTTCCATTCCACGATTAAGCCGCCCGCGCCGTCGGGAGTCTCCGTCTTGCGCCAGTGCTCGTATGCGCGGGTGAAGTAGCCGGCCATCAGCGGTAGCCCCGCAAAAGGTCTCCGGCGCCGCTGTAGTGCATGGCGCGCGCGGCCCAGCCGGACGGGCGGTCAAAGCGGTAATCGCCGTCCTGGACGCTGCTATGGCCTTGCACGGGGTCGCTGCCCGCTTGGTCGAGATATTCGGCCAGCCGCCGGCCCGCCTCTTGAACGATTGCCGGCGGGGCCGCCGTGTCGCCTACGGTGCACGCCACGCGGTACGTCGCGGCCTCCAGCTCGTACCCGATAGGTCCGGCCTGCAAGGTCACGGTCTGCCACGCCGAGCCGTCCCAGCGTTCGGCCGTGTCGACCGTCGCGGGCCGCAAGCGCGGCTCCCACGTGCCCGGCCCCTGCACAATCCAGGTAACGGTGCGCTCGTTCCAGCGGTGCGCAATCCAGCCCTCCAGGCGCCGCCAGACCGTCGACAGGTCGACCGTGAAGGTGCCCGGCAAGGTCGGGTAGCTGGACGGCTCACCTTCGGTCTCGGACAGGACTTCCGGGGTCATCGCCACCTCGCAACCGGATGGTAGGGACGCCACGGCCGCTCGGTCGCGGACCAGCTCCGGGCCTCCACCTGCGCTTGCGGGAAGGCGGGCTTGGTCACGACCGACAATTCGTGCAATTCCGCCCGCGTCACGGTTCGCATAAGCCCATCATCGCGGCGCTCGACACGTTCGCCGTCGCGGCGCACGCGGAAGCCCGGCGAAACGCCCGTGGCAAGCTGACCGCGAATGAGGGCCAGGGCATCGCGGCCGTGGGACGTGCCGGCAACGTCCGGGGTCAGCCGGGCCTCGAAAGTGAGCGCGTCCGCCTCTTGGCGTAGCTCCAGCGTGCCCGCCCGCGTGCTGGCAAGCGGGGTCGCCCACTGGTGCTGGGATAGCAGGTACACGTCCTCCTGCGGCTCCAGCGCGCCCTTGGCGAAGGTCTCGTATCGACCGGGGGCAAGCTTGGCAGGCGAGCCGTAGGGGAAGGCACCACGGATGGTGACGCCTCCCCCTTCGTCGGCTCTAACCTCCAGCCCGCCGGCTGCTGCGGCGGTCAGCATCCCGTTAATCCTGGATGCCGGTCAGGACCGTAAGCTGCTCGCTCCGGCTGATAGTCACGTCCGCCGTAAGCAAGCCGGTCAGCCGCAGCCCGCCGCTTTGGGCGTCGGTGTACACGTCCCGGATAAGGTCCAGGCCGCCCCACATCGCCATGTAGAACGGCGCGACGCCGCCGACGCTGGTAGTCAGCAGGGACTTGGACGCCGACGGGGAACCGCTCGGGGCCTCCAGGGCGTTGCTCGACATGACCACGCTGCCGACGTTGCCGGTCAGGCGGTCATATTCCGTGATACCGCTGCCAGCGTCGAACACGGTATCGTCCAGCGCGGACCAGACTTCCGGCCGAATCATCGTGCGGACCGCACTCGGGCTGGACGCCGCGTTCGCCGTCATGAAGCTGGTCACGGCGCCCCGGAAGGCGGACCACGACGCCGCCGCGTCCACGGCCGTTTCGGTCACGCCGTAGGTCGACGCGCCGGCAATTACGCCCAGCGGTTCGCCGGAACTGCCGGACCCAAGGAAGGCGGCCTTGTCCAGCTCGGCCTGGATGGTGGAGCGAAGGTCGCGGCGAATGGCCGCCTCCAGCCCACGGGTCTGCTTGAGCGCACGCCGCGTCACGCGAAGCTGTACGCCAAGGTTGTTGTGCGGCTGGACCACGCGGTCGGTCGTGGCGTAGGCGGTCGGCCCGGCGACGTTGCCGGTCTCACTGTCCGCCCAGCCGGCGCTAATCGAACTGGTGGTAATCGGCCACTCGACCTCGCCAACGTCGACCGAAACCATCTGACCGCCCATCGCGGCCATGACGCTCGCCGGGAACAACCTATCCACGATGTTTCGGGTCTGCCGGGGGTCCGGCGTGCCGGACGCCACGGTTTCGCCCGCACGTTGCTCCAGCGCCAGCACTTCCAGCGGAATCGGGCAACCGCGATAGCCGCCGTTGCGGCGCATTTCGGTCACGACCTCATTGGTCGCGCCGTCGAACGGGCGGCCTTCGTCCAAGTGCAGCGCGGCTTGGCGCAACTCAAACTGCGCCAGCAGGTCGGACCACTCCGAACCTTCCCGCGTCTCCAGCTCGGCGCCAGCTTGCCGGCGCTCGTTATCCTCGGAGATAAGCGCGGCGCGGTACTTGGTCTCGTTGGACCGATATTCCTGGTCCAACGCCTCCATTTCGCGGGTTTCTTCGTCGGTCGCATCCGACTTACCCACCAGCGCCGACAGCCGTTCGCGAATTTCCGACTGCCGGCGCTGGATTTTCGTGCTTTCCAGCATCTAAAAGTCTCCATCAAAGGGAACCGGACGCCTCACGGCGTGCGCGCACATTTAGTCTAACAATCTTTGTCCATGTTGGCAAGCAATCGTCGCCATTTCTTGCGCTCTGGATTGGGTTGCGGCGCGTTTGTCTCTGTGCGCGTCTTTTCCGCGTGGTGGACGTTACAGAGTGTTTGCAAGTTAGATAGCTGAAACGCCAAATCCGGGCGGTCGCGCACTGGCAAGATATGGTCCACCTCCAGCCGGCCGCGCGCCCCGCATTGGACGCACGCCCAGCCGTCGCGCCGAAGGGCTTGCAAGCGCAACGCAGGCCACCGGGGGTCTTGGATAGCCCAGCGGCCGGGGCGATGATTTTTCCAATGCGCCATAAATGCCACCCGTGTTACTCGTTATCGAATGCAACCCACGAATGAAAACTCCACGGCAGTGCATACTACCATGTGCAAGACGTGCTTTGGACAACGGGGCATTATCGACGGGAAAAGCGGTCGCTTTATCAGGTGCCCCACCTGCCATGGACGCGGAAGTCTGGCGAATGACCAGAGCCCGTACGACGCAATCCTGCGAAGGTCGGCACAGGTCATCCGCGACAACGCCGGCAGCGGTCCAGAACAAGTCCAGCGCGCAATCCTCTCAACCCTGCGTGCCGAAGGGCTTTTAGACTAACGTTCATGCCCATATCATCCGGGGCGCGCGGACGTTGCGGGCGGACTGCCGGTCGCCTTCGGCCACGGCCAGGACGCTTGCCGCACTTGGGTCAATGCGGCCTGTCGAACGCGCGCGGGTCAGCTTCGGGTTGCCGCTTTCGTCGATGGCAATCACTGTGTCGCTCAACGCCGCCCGCATCAGCAGGCTATTGGGCGTGGCAAGGCGATGGTCGGCAACCGCCCGCTGGAACCGCCGCACGTCCTCTGCGCCGTCCTTCCAGCCCATGCCACGCCAGACCACGGGCGCCGTGACGCCTTCGGCCGATAGCGCCTCTCCGACCTCTGCTTGCTTGAAGCGGTCCGCTACCACGCAGTTAATCGGGCAGCCCTCGACGTGCGCCAAGGTCTCGGCAATCCAGGCACGCGGCGGGACGGTCTGGTCTCCGATGGTGCGCAGCTCGCCACGCTGCCACATATCCACATAGCGATTGCCAACGTGGTCATTGTGCCCGCGCGCGGTCAGGTCCGGCTTGCTTGGGAACCAGCCGCGCGCCTCCAGCCGCCCGGTCGCCGGCCAAAAGAACGCGCTCGCCGTCATGCTGGCAGCGCCGCCAAGGTCCAGGCCGATGATAACCGGACCCTCGCGCGGCGGAAGCGGGTCAGCTTCGCAGGCAAGCCAATCGTCCAGCGCGACCAACATGTCCCGGCCTTCGGCCGCGACGCGCTCATTGCGATGCAGGTTGCGGAAGCTGGCGAGCGCAGTGCCGCCACGTTCCATCGCCTGCTGCGCTTGCTTTACCAGCCAGTCAGGCCGCGCGCCGATGCCCTCCACGGCGCCGGGATTTGCCAGCATCAGACTGTCAAAATCGTCCGCCGCCAAGCCGGGTTGCGGTCTGTGTTCCTGCACATAGCAGCCGGTCGGCGGGCGGTCGCACCACTGCGAAAAGCTGTTCGCGTCATCCGGCGCGCTGGTCGATAGCATGACCATTCTGCCGTCGCGCTTGCCCAGCGACGTGAGAAGCGCGGCTTCCATTTCCTCGCCACGGCCGGGACGCCACGCCGCTCTTTCGTCGCAAAGCACCAGCGTCGCGGCGCCGCCAAGCTGCGACTTGCCGTCCGCCGAGACCGCCCGTAACTCGTGCGGACCGTCCGGCCCGGAAAGGGTCAGGCTGAAATGCGGGTGCGTCCGCGTCGACACGTCATCGAACGTCACCAGCTCGTGGGGAAGGTTCTCCAAGAACGTCTGCGCGAACTTGAAGGCAATCGCCGCCTGGTCCTTCGTCCGGCCGGCAATCACGCACTCGCGTTGCGGCTGCGCGCCCCAGCAGCCTAGCACGTGCGTCAACGCCAGCGCCGCCGCCGTCGCCGTCTTTGCGTTGCCGCGCCCGATGCTCCAGACGCCGACCGTCACGTCATCCGCCAGCGCGCCGTGAATGAACCGCCGCTGGTATTCGGCAAGCTGGATGGGTTGCCCGGCAAGCCGGCCTTGCGGGACGGTCAGCTTTTCAATCGCACCTATCGCCTTATCGGCTTCGGACATTTACGCAGCTCCGAGTGTGAAACAGATGACTCTGACCAACGGCTATCGACGGGTCGCGACGTTGTAGATTGGGACCATTCAGAGCGTATCGCGTATCGTATCGCGTATCGCGTGACGCCGAGATACGGGGGCGTATCGCGTATCGTGCGTATCCCCGTCCCTTAGGACGGGATACGCGATACGCTACGCTACGGTCGTCAGCGGGACGTGACATGCCACCTCCCACTTTGGTCTTGGTGAACTAGCTTTTTGCGCTTGAGCTTCACGCGGGTCTGGTACAGGGCTTGCCGCCGAGCGCCGATACCCACTTGCCGGGCTTGCTCATTCCATTCCTCGGTCGTCAGACCTTCCGGCCCGGCTTCCTCAAGGATTGTCAGCATGGCGCTTTGATTGGGCGTCAGACCGTCCCGAGCATCCGCCACGTCCGCGCCCGTCGTCTCAACCGGCTCGACGACACAGCTTAGAATGTCGCCGCCCTCTACATCATAACCGACGTGCACCTGCGGTAGCTCAAATGCCTGCTGCGCCCCATCGGCAAAGTCCTTGGCAAGCTCGACCTTGGCCGTGCACCTGTCGCCGGTCTTGCTCACCTGTATCTGGGCGTCCAGCGCGCCCATTAGACTGCCGTGCCCGCGCGGACGTTGGGCGTCGTGCGGGCCGTGGTGGATAATGCAGACCAGACAGTTGAACGCATCGCGGATTGCGTCCGCCGCTCGGACGTAGGCGGACATATCCTCGTCGCTGGACTCGCTGCCGTTCAGACTGCGGTTCAGCGTGTCCAATATGACCATGCGCGGGGTGGTGTCGCCGAGTTGTTCGCGGAAACGCGACACAAGCTCTTGATGGTCGGCAATCAGGTCCACGCGTTCCGACATTAGGTAGAATGGCGGGTCTGCGTCTGCCGGCAGCTTCTCTTGCCGGAACGCTTCGACGCGGGCGCGAAAGCCCTCATTACCTTCAAACAGGCAGTAGGCGACCGGCCCGGCGAGCACCTTGCGTCCGCCGTAGTATTCCCACCCCAGGCAGACGTGCATGGCAATATCCAGCACCCAGAACGTCTTGCCATGCTTAGGCGGACCCCAGACCACTGCCAGCCCGGTGCGTGGCAGAAAGTCCTTGACGGTATACATGATGTCGCGGGATGGTCGGATACTGTCGAACGGTTCAAGCGTGAAGCGGTTGCGCGAGATCTGGTGCCACCCTTGCTCTCGCGCAATCCGCTCCGCATCGGCGGTCACGTCTTGCAGTCCATGCGGTAGATGCAGGGTCATGCGACCTCCATCAAAATGTCCGCCGCGTCCTGGCCGAGTTGGTCAGCCATGACCACGCGGGCGGTCTGAATATGCGCGGGCAGTCCAGCGCGTGCCTTTGACGCCTGCTCCAGCCCGGTTCCACTATCGTCATTGTCGGCCATTAGGATTGCGTGCCGTGCCCAATGCGGCGGGCGGACGTTCGGCATGTTGTGCGCCCACACTGCCGCCCACGTCGGCACGCCGAGTAGCTGGCGAGCCGCAAGCGCGGTCTCGGCGCCTTCGGCCAAGCCCCACCAGCCCTCGGGGTGCGGCCAGCACGAAAGCCGCGCCGCGTTGCCCTTGAGCGGGCCTAGGGCCTGCTTGCGCTTGCTCCCGTCCGGCTTGCGCTGGGGCGTGCCGTCCGGCTTGAGAAAGACCCGCTGCACGGCTCGCACAAGGCCGTTGTGGCCGTCGTTCACTGCCACCAGTAGGGCCCCATTGCCGCGACCGTCCGCGTCGCCGTGCCAGCCCAGCGTTTCGGGCCAGCCGGGCGGGTCGGTGGCAAGCCTGTCCGGGTCCAGCTTGCGCCCGCGCAAGTACGTCTCGGCGGGCGTGCCAGCGACCGGCATACGGCCGTGCCACAGACCCAACGCTTCGGGACTGCGGTTCGGCTTCGGGGCCGCCGGTTTCTGCGGCCGTCCGCGCCCCTCGATGCGCTGCCCCCGGCTGCCCCCGCGCATACCGCAACGGTGGCAAAGCCATACGGTGCTGCCGTCCGGCTCGACAGTGATTGCAAGCGCGTCGTCACTGCGGCCTTTGCGGCACTCCGGGCACGGGCGCCGATAAGTGCCCGGTTCGCTCGGCACCGGCACGGGCGTCACTCCTGCGCCACCCATACCGGCACCTCGAACTGCATATCTTGAAGGGTGCGGAAAACCGCCGCGCGGGTCGGCCCGAAGTAAACCGGGTCGCCGCCGTCGTATTCGCCCCAAACGTAATTCCAGCCGAACCAATATCCGGCCGCGTTGGGCGCGATAACCACACAGCTCTTTCGCAGCAGCGGCTCAGGCGGCTGCGGCGGACGCCAGCTTTCCGGGAGCATTATTCGGCCCCCTGCGCCAGCGTCTCGCGTTCTTTCTGTGCGAAGAACTCGTTTAGCGTAGATTTACGAGCGCACCACTTACCACCCAGCTTGAAAGCCGGGACGTGGCCGCTCGCAACAGCATGATAAGCTTGGCGGTGGGTCCGAAGCCCTAGATGCCGCGCAATCTCCGGGATGCCATGGAGAAGGTCGGTGGTCTGATGGTCCATCTGTTAATCATCTCGACCCTCCGAGTGTAGCTTTTCAATGGCTTGAAGGCGTATCTCCATATTACACGAGTCTACATCTTCGCGCAAGTGCTGACCCTGCTACACGATATAGTACGCCGCGCGCGC